TTGAAGTATGGCTTGGAGATTTACTCGAAGAATCTGATATCGAAAGAAGAGATTAAGTATAAATAACTATATAACTTAAACGCTAATAGTCTGGAGGACGAAGATGGCAATTAAGATCGGCGGAATTCCCGTCATAAACGATTCACGGCAGATGGCCTACATTACCGATATGGATGGAACATATACAACGTTCCACCCAAATGTTTTCACCGTCTCAGGTACTGCATTAGACTTGTCGCAGACAATGTTAAAGAAAACTATTTCTAGTGCAACCACATTTACCTATCTTAACGCCGCTACTGGTAGAACAGCAGTATTGCTATTAGATATATCTACTTCAAATCATGTACCAACTTTTCCTGGAGATTTTGCTTTTCAGTCAACTCCTGCTTGGGCAGGTAACCGATACTGGATAATAAGTCTCGTTTGTTTTAGTGCAACAGAAATTCAAGCGACGGCGGTGGGATATAACACTACACCTCCTGCACCAGCATTACAAGCTTCATTTACTATACCAGGTTGGCAACATATTCAACTTCATACTGAGGACTTCAATTCCGCCGCTGAGGCGTTTGCGAAAGTATCATTTACAAACGACACTGCTAACGATCGAATAGACGTTGCATATGTTGGTGGAACAGCCGAGGCAGTGGCAACAGTTTATCATACTTATATTAGCACGTCAAATTTAACTAGTATTACTTCAGTGGAAGCTCAGTATAATGTTAACTCACAATCAGGTCCTGGGAATGCTTCAGGATATGCATTTGGTCCAACTCCAGCAGACGATGGATACGCTTCAGGAACTTATTATACTGTTCCTGGTAGCGGTGGCGCGTTACAATTTGGATGGATGGCTAGGGTGCCTTCTGCAGGTTTCGCACAAACAACTTTTAGTTTAAATACAGCCGATCCCGACTTTAGAATCAAAGTTGTATGCGCTCAGGGAACTTTGTATTCAACATGTGAATTTTCACAAGGCAGCGGTTCGCTTACGGCGCGATCATACTCTGGCCAAATACCTTAAGGATAACATAAATGGCAATTAAAATAGCAGGAACTACCGTTATCAACAATTCGCGTGCGGTCACGAATATGACTGACATCGCAGGTAATTACGGTCAGTTTCATGGTACAGCAGAAACTATCACAACAGTATTAGATATGAATAAGCCGGTTATGACGCGGACATTAACTGCTGCTACTACTTTTACCGCAACTAATATAGCAACAGGCAGATGCTGTTTACTTTTACTAAATGTATCTGCAAGTGGACATCTTCCAACTTGGCCTTCTTCAATACAATGGCCAGGAAATGGTGCTGAACCAGATTGGGATGCAACTGGAGTACAGCATTGGTTAGTTGGATTTACTTGTTGGGATAACACTACGATTAGAGCAACGGCGACAGGCTGGGGATAGAAAATGGCAATTAAAATAACAAACTCTACTATTATAAGCGATGGAAGAGCATTCATAAATGTTGATAATGTACAAGGTACATACGGCAATTTACACGCTTCACCGTCGTCTGTTACTTCAAACATTACTATGTCTAATTCTATTCAGACTTGTATTATGACCGGAAACGTAACATTCACTTTAAGTGGCGGAGACGAAGGTAGAACAACTGCGTTACTATTAGATACAGGATCTTCTGGCCACACTCCAACATTTCCATCAAGTATTCTCTGGGTAGGTTCTGAACCAACTTGGAGTGGCTCGAGATATTGGCAAATAACAATTCTTTCAAGAGGAACTTATCAGACAGGTACTGCTGTAGGCTATGCAGGATCTTCACCAACAGAAGCCGTTACTTTAGGTGGAACCACAAGCAGCCCAGTAAATAATTTTGATGCAACTGGAATAGAACCGTTTGAAGCGGGGTGGAGATTTAAAGCAGACGGTAATGTATATAAATGGCAACATCCAAATAATGCTGGTGGAGATAGCGAAACTTTATATTCTACCACACAATGGAATAACATTACTCCATCGCAAACATATTATATAAAAGCGTCTAACTACTCAGGCACTGTTAACTTAAACGTGGCTAATAGTGATACACTCAACACATGGATAGCTTTAACTGGAACAAGAGAATTTAACGTATACGACACTAGAGATTCCAATAGCTATGCCGATGAAAATTGTGTTATGAAAATAGAAATATCGGCGAATAGTAGTGGATCACCAGTATTAGCAACCGGCTATTATAAAGTCTCATACGTCGGAACAGCATAGGAAAATAAAATGGCACTATCACACGTAATGAATATTATTGGCAATGCAGGAATAGTAGGAGCCGGCACAGGCAGTGGTGGCGGTGGCGGTGGCGGCAGTAACTTAGACAGCCAAACTGTTACTGTTGGAACTCACACCATAACTGTTCCAGCCGGGAATGGATTGCCAAGCACCACCACCGTTTACAACGGCAGTTTTGACTGGAGCGGTACTACTTATGGATCTGTCTCTGATGGAACAAGTAATATTTATTCTGGCGCTGCGGTTGACCGACTTATGTATTATTATAATACCGTCTATGCTTTCTCTGGGTTTAACCTTTTTATTGACGGTACCAACCGGGCAAATAGTGGATGGACTACTTTAACCGTAGGCACTACAGCTTATCAAAGACAAAACGCAGTATATACTGCTAGTTCAGGTGGCAACACAACCTGGACCTGGTCCACCGGCGGTGATACTACTGGTGCAAACAATCCATTCGCAGCCACTGGGCAAACCACAACTTGTGTGTTTACATAATAACTAATTATAAAGAGATATAGAAATGGCACAACCAACAACAAGAGAAGAATTCAAAGGCTGGGTACTCCGCAAGCTGGGTGCTCCTGTCATTGATATTAACGTGTCTGACGAACAGATTGATGACCGTGTTGATGAAGCTGTCGATTTTTGGAGAGACTATCATTATAACGGAAGTCAACTCGTATACATGAAACACCAGATTACTCAACAGAATATTGATGACGGGTTTGTACAACTGCCAGCAGGAATACTTGGTATCTCAGGTATATTTAATATGCAATCGAGTATCTCGGCAGGTGGTGGTATATTTAATGTTCAGTATCAATTTGTTTTAAATAATCTCGAAGACATTACTGGTTATAATATCACAAACTATTTTATGTCAATGCAACATATGGAATTCTTACAGGAAATGCTTGTTGGAAAACCAATGGTTCGTTATAATAAACACGTTAACAAATTATGGCTCGATAGTGGTCAAGACGTAATGACTGTTGGCGAATATATTATTGTTGAAGCATATGATGTAATTGATCCTGCTTCGTATTCAGATGTATGGTCAGATCGCTTTCTACAAAATTATACATCTGCATTAATTAAAGAACAATGGGGATCGAACCTAACAAAATTTACAGGCATGCAACTCGTTGGTGGTGTTACTTTTAACGGAGAGCAAATACTTGCTGACGGTAAAGAAGAAAGACGATTAATGGAAGAAGAAGCAGTACAGAATTTACAACCTCTTTCCTATAATTATATTGGATAAGTAATGGCTACGAATACATTCTTTAATAATTACTCTCAGGTTGGAGAGCAGTCGCTGATTGATGATTTGGTAATAGAATCTATTAAGCAGTATGGTGTTGACATCATTTATATTAGCAGGGCAATTAAAGGTCGAGATAAAATATTTAACGAAGATGACTTTCCTGAGTATAATGAAGTATTTGGATTTGAAACTTACGTTAAGAATATGGAAGGCTTTGAAGGTGAAGGCGATTTCTTATCTAAGTTTGGTTTACAAATAAGAGACAATTTAACTCTCACTGTTGCGAATAGAACTTTTGAAAGATACGTAACTCGTGAGGTAGTTGATATTGTTCGCCCAAGAGAAGGCGATTTGATTTACTTCCCATTAAACGAAAAGATGTTTGAAGTTAAATACGTTGAACACGAAAGCGTATTCTATCAAATGGGTCAAACTCAAGTATATGATATGCAATGTGATTTGATTGAATATGCCAACCAAAGGTTCAATACAGGCCACCCAGCGATTGATAATTACTTTGCCGAATATAATACAGATATTATAGTAGATGCAAATAACGCAACATTATCCGCTCTTTCTCTAACTGACGATAACGCAAGTAACCTTGACTTTGAAACTGAAGGCGACTTGATTGTTGATTTCTCAGAGGTAGATCCTTTCAGCGAAAACATATCTATAAGTGATACCTAATGGCAATAGCAAATTATTTTTATAATTCTACGATTCGCAAATATGTTGCTTTATTTGGTACATATTTTAATCAATTAGAAGTTCGTAGAACAACTACTGATGGGACTATCAATCAGCGACAGATAGTACCTATTTCTTATGGAC